ACAACGTTGTAACTAGCAGATTAGTTACTAGCATCGGAAATCTTTACGTAGCTAAAGCTAGAAACAATTATGGTACACACAATTTAGTGTTAATTACTGAAATAGACGGAGAGCTAAGAGCTATTCGTCACGGCAACGTTGCTACCCTTAGTTGGGTAGCTAGTGAGGAGGCTACTAACAGAAAGAGCAAGAAAGCTATCCGCAGAGCAATAGAAGCTATTGGGTATAACCCATTAGCTAATAAAGAGAATAGACCAGAACAACTAGCTAAAGCTAACTACGAGCATTATTTAACTCGTAGAGAAGCTGAGAGAAAAGCTAAAGTATGCCTAGTACATAATTGCGATGGAGAAGCTATCGCAGATTATTCTGAAGAAGAGTATTGAGATAGGGAGTAATCCCTATCTACTCTTATTTTTTGGAGATCGGATGAACACTTATGGAGAGTATATCATAGCTTTCAAAAGTAATGACGAGAAGCATAAGAATATGCGTATGTCAGTTAGAAAGTTGCCTAGAGAACAGGCTATTGAATACTACACTAGGAAGCTAGCAGTAGTATGGAAACTAATAGAACAATCTAAACATAAAGAGAGGTAAATACAATGTTAAATGATCTTAGAGCAATATATACGGCTTTACTGCCACATAAAGCAATATTAGACGAACTCAGTATCACTGAGTCAGCCAATGGTGGTATGGTATTACGAGTTAATAATGTGTATCTTAGCGATACTCCAACTAAGACTATACGTTCAGAGGGTAGCTCAGTAGTAGTTCACTGGGACGAAGTTGAGCTAAACATCTGCTATGAAGATGTTAGTAGCAGTGTAGTGAATTATTCTGCTATCAATATCTATGCTAATGATACATTTATAGGGGAGATATTACTATGAAACAGTCAGCTATAGAATTAGCAGCAATATACGAGAAACTAAACGAATGGAAAGCTGAAAGGTATCTTTCGTTAGACAACCAAAGAGTAGGCTACTACTCTAATATCCTAGAGGAGCTAGGAGAACTCTCAGAAGCTATGAGAGCTAATGACAGTAATGGCTATATAGATGCCTTATGTGATGTCATAGTGTTCTCTGTGAATGCTTTAGGGGAGTATAAATATAGTCCAACAGTGATGAATATCACTAGAAACACATCTAGAGAGACACTACTGAGATTACTGCTACACGAGATAGGTAAGTATGGGAGAAACTGGGAGAGTAGATGTGTATGTAATATCTACAACATCTGTAGCTTACTAGCTATACAAGAGGGTTATAGCTTATACCCCAGCATGTTAGAAACTATCAAAGAGATTAGCTCTAGAACTGGTAGCTATGATCCTAGCGTAGGCAAATGGGCTAAGGATAAGAGTCCTGAAGCTCAGGCTAAATGGTATAAGGCTAACTACCAAAGGATAACTAATGCTTAGTCAAGGGGAGATAAGAGTAGCTGCATTACTAAGTGCTTGCTACGGAATGTTAGTTGATGATGACATAGACGAGTTATACATCGACAAAGAGACCACTGAGATGGTTAATAAGATCAGATGGGGTCTATATGACCTATTAGTACCTTATTCATCTCACGAGGCAGAGATAGCTGTCAAAGGTAGAGTTATAGAATCTAAGCTAAAGAGAGACAAGAAAGACTATCTGATCTCAAATACTCAGTTAGCTATGGATTTACTCTACTTAGCCTTTCAGCCTAACGAGAGAGGCTTTAAGAAAGCTCCTAGCAAGGTCATAGAGTGGTATAGAGAGAACAAGGACACTATCCTAGAGATCAGCTATAGGTCTGTAGATAGTGATCAATTTAAAGACTCTGATGAAGGTAGCTATCTATTAGCACACGTAGCATTAGAGGCTTTTACTAAATAAACTTATAGAGAGGTAAGAATAATGGCAATTAATCAAGAGGATCTAGCATTTGTTAGAGAAGCTGTATTAGCTTGTGAAGCAGAACAAATCTTTAAACCAATAGAGGAAGGTTACACAAATATACTCTTATGTAATCCAGAGAAGACTCTTAATTATCGTTTAGATTACATAAACTCAATCAAGATACCAGATGGGTATAAGAAAGAGTTTAAATACCCTGTATATATCAGCTACCATAGCATATTATACGGAGTGCTACACAATGAGTTTGGTGTAGTAGTCAAGCAGATTAAGAGAAGCTATAGTGAGCTATTGTGGAGAGAGATTATCTCTAAAGACCCTTATAAAGGAGACTTAACTGAGATAATGTTTATCCCTGATAATTCAGCATACCACATAGACTGGTATAAGGTGTCAGAAGGATACAACTTAGATGGACTACCAGATAGTTGTATGAAAGGTAAAGGAGATAGATTTATCCCATTAGATAAGATAGCTGAAATGGCTGTCTTAGTTAAAGACTCTACTAACCAAATGGTAGCCAGATGTATCGTCTGGAATAAAGGTGTAGTAGAGAGAGCTAATGGAGAGAGAATAGATAAAGACCTCTACGATAGGCTCTACTACGTAGATGGCTATGCTGAAGAGCTTATGATCCAACATCTAGAAGCTAAAGGCATAGAGTCACTGTATAACCACTGGAATGGTGTTACTTTCAATCTAAGGATCAAGAACCCATTTACTAATGGATACTATCCGTGGATGGATACCTTTAACCTATTAGCAGAAAATGATTATCTATACTGCTACGATTGGCAGGAGTATGGCTACGATAGAAGCGATATACGAGATATTATCTTCGAGAGTATAGAAGTTAAAGTTCTAGGAGCTTTATTAACTCAAGATGGGTCAGTAGAGTATGGCGGATATGATGATTCTGATGAAGATGATGAGAATTACTCAAACTATGAAGAGAGATATATCCCTACTAGTAGACAAGTCTATTCTGACTATATGGGAGATATTCTTACAGGTACTGAAGCATTCATATCTTTTTATGATGGAGACTGGTATCCAATCAATGGTAAAGGTGATGTATGGCTACCTATCTACCCTAATCCTGAAGATAAGGTAGATTACGTAGTAGGTATAAATGATTTACACTTCTATAGCTGGAGAGATCCAGAGACAGGAGAAAAGTATCTGATACCAGAGAAGGACTCTACTAATGACTGCATAACAGGGTTTAAGATACCTAAAGATAGAGCTATCTATGTTAAGTCTAGAAGTGTTTATGTAAGCAAGGATCATAAGCTAGAGGATGTCTTAGATTACTTTGCTAAGGATAATCAAGGACATCTAGAGGATATTGAACTAGAGGTATTAAAAGAAATGTTAGTGAAGGAAAAGTAAATGGATAGTAAGCAAATGATTAAGGAAGCTATCGAAAAGATAATTGAGAATAGCTATGGTAATGACCCTGAGTACTTTTATAAGTGCAACAAAACTGATAATCTCACTTTTGCTGATAGAAGACTTATAACCTTAAATCAAGAGTTAGATATTCAGTGTATATATACTCAAAGAACATTAGCTCCTGAGAGATTTAAGCATCAAATCTATGTTCTATACTCAGGTGTAGTAGTAGGTATATCTTTTAAAGATGGTAAGCTTAGTTACTCTCAGATGAAGAAATCTAATATAGAAGCTTTTATAGAGAGTATTATAGAGATACCTGCTAGTATCTATGATGTATCTGATGAAGCTAGAAATGAAGAGATCAGAAGGATACTTAAAATGTATGTAGATACTTCTCCTACAAAGTATGAGATTAACACTATAGCTATATCTGAAGGCTATAACCTAAGAGACCTACCTTCTAGTTGTATGAAGGGTCAAGGCTATAAGTTTAAGCCCTTAGATACTATGGGTAAGATGTATTATCTCACATCTAACAAGACAACTAATATCTTAGCTAGATGTATAGTGTGGGATAGTAATATAGTCTCTGAGAGTAGTGATGATATGCCTATAGACTGCCAGTTACACGATAAGATCTATCAGTTGGAGGGTAAATATGGAGAGATATTCAAAAATATGCTCTATAAAGAAGGTATCTTATCACTAGATGATTTAGAGTGTATAGATACTTGGGACTTATACATAGAGAACCCATTTAAAGATATCAAAGAGAGTTGCTATCCTTGGATGGATAGATTTAGCTTACTAGCTATAAATGAGAATAGGCTTTACTACTATAACTGGAATGCCTATGGACACAATAGTAATGATCTTAGAGAGTTAGCTGCCGAAGTAAATGCTGAGGACTACAGAGTTCTACTATCTACTGATGGCTATACCAGAGATATGGACGAAAGTGATGGTCTAGTATGGTCTGAATATGAGAATAGAGATATAGATGAGGATGATGCTGTATGGTCAGACAATCTAGATAGTCATATCTCGTCTGATAATGCTATATGGAGTCAGACAGAGCACGACTACTATCACGAGGATGACTATGGCAATGGCTGGTATTACAGCTGGAACAATAGAGATGAACCTATCAACATAGGTAATCCAGATTATGTAGAGTTTCAAGATGTAGATAACACTAGGTATATGATACCTAAGTGTGATGCTGTAGAAGATATGATAGGAGAGCTAGATACTGACTATGTCCCTAAAGATATGGCTATAGAAGTTAAGAGCTTAGGACCTAACTACTTTATATACAACGATTATCTTGTATCTGTAGTTAAAGAACACTTTGAGAACTGTTTAGCTAATGGTCAAGGCGATGCTGAAGAGTTTGCTCAAATAGTAAGAGATTTAGGAGGAGAATGGGATTATGATGAAGAAGTTAGTTGAGCTATTATTGCTCTCACAAGAGGAGCTACTAGAGTATATTAGTAAGATATATGCTCCACTATATACCAAGCAAGAGTTTGAAGGTGGGATAGTGTTTATCCCTAAGAATGTAGAGAGATATCCACTTATGTGTGCTCACTTAGATACTATAAACACACATAGAAAGACACCACTAGAGAGGTCTGATCTGTATATCAATAAGGATTACATAGGACTACCTACATCTACTAAGAAAGCTTGTCTTGGAGGAGACGATCGTTGTGGTGTCTATATAGCTTTAGAATTACTAGCTAGTGGATTACCTTATGCCTTTGGTTTCTTCTTAGATGAAGAGATAGGAGGTGTAGGTAGTAAGAAGTATATCCCTATTATGAATACTGAACATATCACAGCATTAGTAGGCTTAGATCGTAAAGGGTCTAATGATGTAGCTCTATATGGCTATGACAATAATGAGCTAACAGAGATATTTGAGAAGCAGGGATATAAGAAAGCCTTTGGAACATTTACAGATGCTAGTAATATAGCAGAGGGATGTGATCTAGCTTGCATTAATCTAAGTATAGGATACTACAATGAGCATACTCCTACTGAACAAATACACTTCTCAGAAACAGAGAATACCCTTAATATCCTTCGTAAGGTAGAGGTCATAAATGCTCTAGCTTCTAAGCAATATCTAGCTGAGTTTAGACAAGATGTTACTAGCTACTATGTGATGATTGATATAGCTAACTTCCCACTGATTGAGATCAATGGGGACGAGCTATTAGTATCAGTTACACCAAATAGCATCACTGAGCAACAACGTTTCGGTAATCTAGTAACCTATAGCTTAGAAGGCTTTGATACAGAGAAATACTTCAGCTTAGATGATCTATTCGTAGAGTTAGCTTACGCTTATGGTAGAGGAGAACCATTAGTCATAGATAGCTCTAGGATCGCTTCTAAGCAACAATCTAACTAAATCAATACAATCATAGTCTTAGAGACTTAATTGCTCTCTATGGCTCTGCAAATTAATCTAAAGGACATATATGAATACACTACAAGAAAAGATTGAGATACTCAAAGCTATGGATAAAGGTTTAGCTATCCAATATTCTGAAACCGATGGAGAAACAGATGACTGGGAAGATCTTAAGACTACTGAATTAGACTTTGATTTATATACATATAGAGTTAAACCTAATA